CGCGGCGGCTGGCGCGATCGACCTGAAGAAGGCGGGAAGCGCGAGGCTGAGCAGAAGGCCGCCTTGACCGCCGAGCGCGGGTCCGAATGGGAAGACCTGCTGCAGTGACGTGGGATCTGTCCTGCCCCGATTGGGCAGACAGGCTCATGGCAGGACGGTCTCTGGTGCCGGCCCTGCCGCTCGATCGTGCGGCCGCAAGGCGCGCGGTGGCGATCTTCAATGCCCTGCGGCTGCCAGACGTGCCGGGACAGCCGAAGATGGCGGAAGGCGCTGGCGAGTGGCAGCGCGATCTGGTGCGGGCGTTGTTCGGCTCGTGGGACGGCGAGACGCGGCACATCCGCGAGCTGTTCTGCATGGTGCCGAAGAAGAACAGCAAGACCACTGCCGGCGCTGCCATCATGGTGACAGCGGTGCTCGTCAACCGGCGCCCGCGGGCAGAGTTCCTGCTTGTCGCGCCAACGCAGGAAGTTGCGGCGCTGGCGTTCCGCCAGGCGGTCGGGATGATCGAGGCCGATCCGGTGCTGGCGGCGAAGTTCCATGTCCGCGACCACGTCAAGACGATTGTCTATCGGTCGACAGGGGCCTTCCTGAAGGTTAAGTCCTTCGACCCGAAGGTCGTTACCGGCTCCAAGCCGGCGGGCGTGCTCCTGGACGAGGTCCACGTGATCGCCGAGGCGAACGACGCCGATCGGGTGATCGGGCAGCTCCGCGGCGGCATGATCTCGCAGCCTGAGGCTTTCCTGCTGACGATTACGACGCAGTCGGAGAGGCCGCCGGCAGGCGTGTTCAAGGCGGAGCTGGCGAAGGCTCGGGCCGTCCGGGACGGTAGGCTGCAGGCACCGCTCCTGCCGGTGCTGTATGAGTTTCCGCCGGGGGTGGAATGGCGCGACCCGGCCAACTGGCATCTCGTCACGCCAAACAACGGCCATTCGATCACGGTCGAGCGGTTGCTGCCAGATTGGGAAGCTGCGCAGGCGGCAGGGCCGGAGGAGGCCCGGCGCTGGGCCAGCCAGCACCTGAATGTTGAGATCGGCCTTGGCTTGCTCGCGGACGCGTGGCCGGGCGCCGACCACTGGGAAGCCGCCGTCGATCCGGCGCTGACCCTCGATACTCTGCTTGAGCGAAGTGAGGTTGCGACCGTCGGGATCGACGGCGGTGGCCTCGACGACCTGCTGGGCCTGACGGTGGTCGGACGCGAGCGCGGCACGCGCCGGTGGCTGTCCTGGTCGCGCGCCTGGGCGCATCCAATCGTGCTGCAGCGCCGGAAGGAAATCGCGCCGCAGCTCCGCGACTTCGCCGCCGACGGTGACCTGGTGATCGTCGAGGCGCTGGGCGAGGACCTGGCGCAGGCGGCCGATATCGTCGCCCGGGTGCGGGATGCCGGGCTGCTGCCTGAGCGGGCGGCGGTCGGGCTGGATCCGGCCGGGATCGGCAGCATGGTGGACGCGCTGGCCGAGCGCGACATCGGCGGCGAGATGCTGGCCGGCATCCCGCAGGGCTGGCGTCTGAACGGCGCCATCAAGGCGGCAGAGCGCGGGCTGGCGCAGGGCACGCTCGTGCATGCGGCGCAGCCGCTCATGGCCTGGTGCGTCGGCAACGCGAAGGTCGAGCCAAGGGGCAATGCGGTGACGATCACGAAGCAGGCCGCAGGCTCGGCGAAGATCGACCCCCTGGCGGCCCTGTTCAATGCGGTGGAGCTGATGGCGCGCAATCCGCTGGCGCCGGCGGCATCGCCCTGGGACGACCCCAACTTCACCTTGGCGCCGGCGGCATGAAGCTCTTCGGCCTGGAGATCCGCCGGGCGGCGCCGGAAACGCGCGCATCGCCCGAGAACGTGGCCGTTTCGGTCACGGCGGACAACTTTCTCGCCTTTTTCGGGCAGAATGCCGTTCATCTGCCCGCGGTCACGATCGACAGCGCGCTGACAGTGCCTGCCGTGAATGCGGCGGTGGCGTTCCTGTCCCGCACGCTGGCGACCCTGCCCCTGCACGCCTATCGGCGCACGCGCTCCGGCCCGGAGCGCATCACCGGCAAGCTTGAGACTGTCGTGCACGAGGCGCCGAACGGCGGCATGGACGCCTTCAAGTTCCGGGCGTGGTTCTGGCAGCAGGTCTTTACCGGCGGGCGCGGCTTGGCCTGGATCGAGCGCGGCGCGGCGAGCATCGAGGCGCTGTGGCCGATGGACCCGGCCAAGACGAGCGTTCGTCGCACCGGCGGCCGGACCTTCTACGAGTTCGATGGGCGCACCTATCCGGCCGAAGACGTGCTCGACGTGCCCTACATGCTGAAGTCAGACGGGCTGGGGCACTACGGGCCGATCGCGCTGGCCTCGAAGGCGATCCAGCTCGCGCTGGCGATGAATGACTATGCCAGCCAGTTCTTTGCCGGCGGTGGCGTCCCGCCTCTGGCGCTTGTCGGACCACTGCCGCAGGGCGCGCAGGCGATGCAGCGTGCCATGGGGGATGTGCACCGGGCAATCGAGGCGGCGAAGAAGTCGGACAAGCCGATCTTCCCCATGCCGCCGGGGCACGAGCTGAAGCCCGTGGGCTTCGATCCCGAGAAGGGGCAGATGACGGAGGCCCGGCGGCTCCAGGTCGAGGAGATCGCGCGGGCCTATCAGTTGCCGCCGGTGTTCCTGCAGGACCTCTCGCGGGCGACCTTCACGAATGCCGAGCAGCAGGACCTTCACTTGGTGAAGCACCTGATCGCGCAGTGGGCGCAGGCGCTTGAGGGCGAGATGAACCTCAAGCTGTTCGGCCGCATGAACTCGGGCCGATATGTCGAGCACAACCTGGATGGCTTGCTGCGCGGCGACTTCAAGAGCCGCATCGAAGGCATCGCCCGCGCGATCCAGAGCGGCCTGCTGACGCCGAATGAAGGGCGGGCGCTGGAGAACAGGCCCGACCACGAGAACCCTGCGGCGAACGAGCTTTTCGTCCAGGGCGCCACCGTGCCGCTGGGCACGCCTCCATCCCAGACAGGAGCCACGAATGAGCCTGGAGCGTCGGGCGACAGCGACCCCGCCTGAGATCCGCGCTGGCGAGGCTGCTGGCCGGGTCGCTCGTGGGTACGCCGCGCTGTTCAATGTGCCGGCCGACATTGGCGGCATCTTCACGGAGACGATCGCGCCGGGCGCCTTCACGGAGACGCTGCGCACGGCCGATGTGCGGGCGCTGATCGCCCATGACAGCGGTCGCGTGATCGGTCGCAGCAAGGCCGGCACGCTTCGTCTGTCCGAGGATGCGAAGGGGCTGCTTGTCGAGATCGACCTGCCCGACACCACGGATGGGCGGGACCTGGCCGTGCAGCTTGAACGCGGCGATATCTCCGGCATGTCCTTCGGGTTCTATGCCACGAAGGAGGAGTGGGACGAGAGCGGCAAGGTGCCGCATCGGACCATCCTGCGCGCCGAGTTGATCGAGGTCAGCGCGGTCGCGTTCCCGGCCTATCCTGACACGTCGCTGGCCCTGCGCTCCCTTGAGCAGGCGCGCAAGGAGCGGCGGCGGCAGAACTTCTCTGCGGCGGCCCGGCGCCTCCGCATGAAGACCAACCTCGCGCTCCGCATCCGCGGCGCCGAGAGTAAAGCCTAGCGACCCCGCAGGCCCAATCCCCCAACCATCCGAAGGGAACAGACATGACCCTGAAGGAAATTCGGGATCGGCAGGCGCAGATCGTCGCCGAGGCCCGCGAGCGGCTCGACCAGATCAACGACGCGACTGACGAGGCGCGCGTCAAGGAGCTGGAAGCGCAGCACGACACCGCCATGGCGGAGTATGACCGCCTCGAGGCCCGCGCCGCGCGCGAGGAGAAGCAGGCCGAGATGGAGCGCCGCGCCGAGGAGCTGCGCGCCAGGCAGCGACCGGTGGACGGCAATCCGAAGGAGGTCCGCGGCCAGGACGAAGGCAACAAGCCCGACTACCGGACCGCGTTCTATCGCCTGCTGAGCGTCGGCGGCGAGGTGTCCGAGCTTTCGGCCGAGGAGCGTGCGGTCCTGCGGGCCGGCGTGCAGAACGGCGCCGAGTTCCGCGCGCAGACCACGACCGGTGGCTCCGGCACGGCGGGTGGCTACACGGTGCCCGTCGAGCTGGCCAACATGATCGTTCGCAGCATGCTGGCCTGGGGCCCGATGTACGACGGCAACCTCACCTCCGAGATGAACACCTCGGGCGGCGGGACCATCTACATCCCGACCGTGAACGACACCACGGTCACGGCCGAGGCGCACACCGAGGCCACGGCGCTGACCGACGACGGCGGCAAGGACGTGACCTTCGGGCGCAAGCAGCTCGACGCCTATGCCTACGACACCGAGTTCGTGCGGTGGTCCTGGGAGCTGGGCCAGGACAGCATCTTCAACATGGAGACGTTGCTTGGCAGCCTGCTCGGCGAGCGCCTGGGACGCATTGCCAACCTGCAGCTGACGACCGGCAGCGGCTCCTCGGCGCCGAACGGAATCGTCACGGCCTCCACCCTGGGCAAGACGGCGACCGACGACGTGGCCTTCACGGCCGACGAGGTCATCGACCTGGTGCACTCGGTGGACCCGGCCTACCGCACCGCGCCGAAGGTCCGGTTCATGTTCAACGACAGCGTGCTGGCCTTCCTTCGCAAGCTGAAGGACGGCCAGGGCAACTATCTCTGGCAGATGGGGAATGTGCAGCAGGGCGTGCCGGGCACGATCCTGGGCTACCCGTACTCCATCAACCAGGCGATGCCGAGCATTGCGGCGAGCGCCAAGGTCATGCTGTTCGGCGACTTCGGCAAGTACTACGTCCGCAAGGTCGGCGCGCCGGTCATTGGCGTGATGCGCGAGCGGTTCTGGCCGGATCTCGGCATTGCCGGCCTGATCCGCTTCGACGGCGAGCTGGCTGACACCGCCGCCGTGAAGCATCTGGCGCTGGCGGCCTCCTAAGCTGCCGGACCCGCGGACGGCCTTCGGGCCGTCCGCATCCCCATTCAGGATGCCCCGATGATCCTGCGCCAGACCGCCATGCCGGCCGTCGAGCCGGTCACGCTCGCGGAGGCGAAAGCCCACCTGCGGGTGGATCACGAGGCGGAGGACGCGCTGATCGCGGCGCTGATCATCGCCGCCCGCGAGACCGTGGAGCAGGCGACGGGCCGGGCAATCCTGCCGCAGGATTGGGAGCTGCGGCTCGACGACTTCCCGGTGCGGTGCTCCCGCGGCGCATGGGTCCGCGACGGCGCGATCGTGCTGCCTCACGCACCGCTGGTGTCTGTGACCTCAATCATCACGCTGGGCGCGGATGGCGTCGAGACAGTCATGGCGTCCGACACCTATCAGGTTTCCATTCCCAGCGGCCCGAATGCGGGCCAGGCATCCATCACCCCTGCGGCCGGAGCGCTCTGGCCGCCCCTCGACGCCGGCGTCTCGGGTGCCGTCCGGGTAGGGTACCGGGCCGGCTACGTGAATGCGTCTGTTGTCCCGGCCGCGCTCCGGGCGGCCATCCTGCTGCTGCTCGGGGACCTCTATGCGAACCGGGAGGCCGCGAGTGCGGCCAAGGTGACGGACAACCCGACGATCGAGCGCCTGCTGGCGCCCTACCGCCTCTCCTGGATCTAGGAGCCCCCATGGCCGACACCTTCGCGTCCTTTGGCGACGCGCCGATTGCGCCCGCGCGCCACCTCGCGGCCGTCACGCCCTCCGATGACGACGACCTGGCCGCCATCCCCAAGGCGCTCTGGATCGCCGTCGCCGGCACGCTCTCCGTCATGGCCGTCGGCGATGACGCCGCGGTGGCGCTGGGCGAGCTGCCGGCCGGCACGCTCGTTCCTGTGCGCGCAAGGCGCGTCATGGCGACGGGCACGACGGCAACGGTGGTCGCGCTCGGCTGATGCTGCATCTCGGGATCGGCATGGTGCGTGCCGGAGCGCCCGGCGGGGGCTCTGTGCCCTTCCGCCCTGAGGCGCAGACGGTGATCGCCGCCATGACGACGCCGCCGACTGAGCAGCGCCAGGGCGAGATCAACGCGCTGGTAGCAGCGCTGCAGGATGCCGCTGTCTGGAACAGGATCGGCGTGCTGTATGTGTTTGCCGCGCATGACCAGCAGGCCGCGCTGATCAACTGGAAGGACCCAGCCGGCACGCCCGCCCTGGCTACGGGCAGCCCGCCCTTCACCGTGGACCGCGGTTTCGTCGGCGACAACACCGCTGCGCACATTGACACCCAGGTTGCGTGGAACGCCGTCCCCGGCCTGACCCAGGACGATGCGCATATGGGCGTCTATGCGTCCATCAGCGTCGGCTCGGCCACCGTTGCGGGGCAGGTCACCGGGGCGAATGCCACGATCAGCCGCAATGCCGGCGCCTTCGCGACACGGCTGCACAACGCCGCTGCGGGCAATGGCGGCATGATCGGGACGACGCCGCTGCATCTCTGCATGAGCCGCGCGGCTTCGACCGGCTATGACCGTTACGTGGATGGCGCCTTCGACACGACGCATACCGTGGCATCGGAGGCGCCCTCCACCGCCAATCTCACCGGGCTGCGGAGCAACACGGCGTTCGCGCCGTCCAACGTCTCCCTGCGCGCCATGCATGCCGGCGCGTCCCTGAGCGCGGGCCAGGCCGCCGCGATGGCCGGGGCCATTGCCGCCTACATGGCCGCCGTCGGCGCGAACGCCTGAGCCCGCCCATGCTCGCCGGACCGCTTGACCGCCGCATCACGCTGCAGAGCCCCTCCGTGCTGGAGCGCGGCGCTGCGGGCGACGCCCCGGTGGTGTACACCACCGTCGCCACCGTCTGGGCCAGCCGGCGTGACCTGCGGGGCCGCGAGGTGCTGGCCGCCGGCACCACCGTGGCCGAGGGCGAGACGACGCTGGTCATTCGCTACCGGAGCGACGTGCGGCCGTCCTGGCGCGTCGTCATGGACGGGCGGAACTACGACATCCAGAGCATCGCGGAGCTGGGCCGGCGGGACGGGCTGGAGCTCCATTGCATCGTGGCGGCCGACTGACATGCGCTTCGGACTGACGATCTCCGGCGGCAACGAGGCCGCGAACCGGCTGCGTGGCCTGTCGGCCGAGCTGCAGAAGGGGGCGCTCTACAATGCCCTGCACCGCTCCGCCGGCGTAATCCAGCGTGCCGT